TTGGAGTACCGTGCCGTTTCCTGCCGTGGCCGTCAGGCTGGACGCGGCGTTCGCCGTACCGTCAGCGCCGGTTTGATTTTTGGCGACGGTAACATTGCTCGCCGTCCACACCGCGTTGGTGAGATCGCGGTTCCATTTAACGACGTTAGTGCGCGCCTCTTCGACCAGTAACCCTAAGTCGGTAATTCGCAACGCGTTGGCCGCGAACGCGACAAGATTGCCGGTGCTGTCCAGCGCGTATGCGGTCGATGCGCGTGCGCAAGACAACAAAGTAGCAAGTGTGCCGCCATAGATACGACCGCCAGCAAAATCTATATCGACGCTCGCGCCAGTCAATACCCAAGAGGGTGCCCGCCTACCCCGCAAAAGCGCCCGCTGCGCGCCGATGAAACGCATTATGGCACCAGCACAAGTTCGATATCGCGCGCCGCCGCCTGATTGACCGGCGTGACTGCGGTGCCGGAGCGCACCTTCACAAAGCGCGTGCCGAGGAAATCAACCAGCGCCAAGATGATACTGCGGCTGGCGGCGGCGACGACGCTATATTCGGTTCCTTGGGCATCGTAGCAATCGCGGTAGGTCACGCCATCCGCGCTGGTCTGAAGTGTGATGTTCGCAGCGGTCCAGGCGGCTGGCATGTTGATCTTGGCAAGGCGCGCAGTGCCGCAATCGACGGCGCCGGAGAGCGCCGCGCCGCTGGCGATGGTGGCGGTGGCAGTGGAAAGCTGCGCCGCGCCGGCGATAACGACCTGGCCGATGGTGTCGCCGCGCGCCACCGCCGCCGCCGCGATGAAGGACAGCTTGTCGCCGGCATTGACCGCGAGCATGCGCGGCGCGCCGGGAGCGACCAGCACCCCGTTCAACGCGGTCGCGATCGGGTCGATGCCGGCCGCCACATAGACCGGCGCGTCGAGCGCGATCACCGCGGCATAAATCGATTTCCAGGCATCGCCGGCCGGCACCAGCGGCCGCGCGCCGGCGGCCGTCGCCGTTCCGGTCACGGCCAAGCCGCGCACCGGCGGCGGCAGCAGCCGGTCGACCACTTGTCCGCCGGCGGCGTGAAAGAATTCGATATCGATGATGGGCATGATCGGCTCCGGGCTGGAAAAAGGAAGGGCGGACGGCGGGGATGGACGCGAGCGAGGGGGCCGCTTTCAGCGCCCGCTGGCCGCGGCGAAACTCACGCGCCCGGCATCACGTAGGCGAGCACGCGCGCGCGCGGATACACCGCCTCGCGCACGCGGTTATTGTGATTGCCGGAAACCACGACCGGATTGCCGCCGGCGTCGATGCCGGTGACGATGCCGACATGCCCGCCGCTCCCGCGCGCCATCACCGCGATGGCGCCGATGCGCGGACCTGATATCCGTTGCCCGTACTGCGCGAAGTCGCGCGCCCGGTCAGAATGCAGCCGCCGGTGACCGGTGTTGGGCAGCACCACCCGGTCGATGAAGGCGCCGCACCACAGCGTATGCCGCAGCCCGAGCTGCGCGGCGGTGGCGCCGAGATGCCGGCGCGCTTCCGCGGCCAGGCCGGCATCGCCCGCGGGCGCGCCGCGGGCGGCGCCCGCCGGGCAATCGATGCGGTCGCAATAGGCATGCAGCGCGGCCCGCATGGGCTTGGCGGCGGCGGGGGTCGTGACGAAGGCAAGCGCCATCGCCGCGACGAGAAGTCGTCGGTGCAGCATGTCAGGTTCCTTGTTTGGTGAAATCCGGCGATGCGCCGGGACATTTCCCGCTAGTGCATGATCCCGAAAAGTGGGAACCGGTTTTCGGAAAAGATCATGCACAAGCAAAATGTTAGGCACGCACAGTGATTCAACCTAAACGGATCGCGCTCTAGCGGGTGCGCCGCTTCACGCGCACGATCTCGTCGAGCGCATTCTTGATGCCTTTGAGCAATCCCACCTGCTCGGCCAGCGGGTCCAGGAACCTGCCGGATTGCTGCCGCTGATCGTCGAAGCGCTGCGCCAAATCCTTTTGCTGGCGGGCGATGGTTTCCAGCCCTTCGCCGATCCGCCGCAGCAATCCCTCGATCGCCGCCAGGCTCTTAAGCGCCGCCGCCATTGGGCCGTCGAAATAGAAGCGGGGCATGGTGTCGGCGGGCTCCGGCGCGGCATCGCCGCGCTTGTCGCGGGTGCCCTGGCGGATGGCCGCCAGCCCGCCCAGCAGCAGCACGATCGCCACCGCGAATTGCACGATCGGCCAGGCGCCGAGGCTGCTAATTGGTAGGTCGAACATCGGATGCGGCCCGGTAACAGGAAATCAATTCGCCAACCATCAGGAAGAGATAAACCGGCAAGCCCATCGACAGCGAGTTGGTGAATTGCGAATTGTAGGCGAGCGCGAACAGCATCTGCCCCCAGATGCCCGCCCCCACCAGCGCGCCGGCGGCGCGGCAATAAGGCCCCCAGGGCTGCCACACCCCGTTGGCGTAGAGCGCCAGCAGGCGCGTCACGCCGCAGAGCGTGAACAGCGGCCCGACCAGCGCGGCGGTGAAGCCGGTGGCCAGCAGGATATGGAAATTGCCGTTGGCGATCGAATTGGGGGAAATCGCCAGAACGACGGCGATGCCGAGCATCATCAAAGATGTCAGCCACTCGAACAGCCGGTTACGGCAATGATGCGCGATGGCGTTGAACATCAAGGCGCACGCTTGAGCGCGTTGAGCAGGCTGCCGAGCACCCCTGGCGATACTTCGCCGGTGAGCGTGGCCTGCTTGTCGCGCGAGCGCGCATAGACATAGCCGGTGGCGGGCACGGTGATGACGCCGAGCAGCATGGCGAGCGCGCCGATCAGCCCGACCAGGGCGGTGAGCGCGGTCGATATGCCGGCCGCGTCGAAGCGGCAGACCACCACCGCGACCGCCGCCACCAGGATGACGCAGAACAGCGCCACCACCAGGGCATAGACGTAGAGGATCATCGGCCGGGCGCGGCGCACGAAGGCGTCGTCGGAGCCGGCCTCCGCGCGCGCGGTCTGATTGATCTCGCGCAAGGCGGCGCCGGCGAGCTCGGCCTCGGCCTTCAGCGCCTCGGACCATTGCGCCTCCGCCGTGGCCACGGCCGCGCTGGCGCGCTCCGGCGGCACTTGCCGCAGCATCTTGTCGATCGCCGCCGGGGTCGCCGCCGGCGCGCCGAGCGCGTCGGCCAGGATCTTGCCGGCGGCGCCGCCGAGCGGGCCGCCGAGCGCGGCGCCCAGCACCGGCGCGCCGAGCGCGATCACGCTCTCGGCGATCTTTCCGAAATCGAAGTCCATGGCGGTGTTCTCCCGGTCGAGGCGCGCGGGCGCCTCAGGTGATGATGATGCCGCGCAGTTCCATCACCTCGATCAGATGCGGGGTGATGACCTCCAGTATTTCCTGCTCGCTGAGCGCGCGGTTGTAGACCGCGGCGGCGGCCATTTCTGTCGTATTGGCAAAGGTCGCATAGGCCTTGCCGATCAGCAGGGTGCGGCTGCCGGCCAGCTTCGGGCTGGCGGGTGCGCTGACGACGATCTCGCTGCGGCGCGGCCAGTAGAGCTTCTGCGCCGGCGGCCCATTGGCGATGGTCTGCGCGATCAGCTCAAAACGCGCCAGGTCTGTTTGCGCGATGGCCGAGCTGATCGCGATATTCGTGTCGGTGAAGAATCCGCCGGCGCGGAACCGGCTCGTGGCGCCGTAGAGCATCGCATAGGTGTTGGTGGTGTTCAGATAACTGGCGACATACGCGACGTTGGATGCCCCGGCAGGCTTGCCGATGGCGATCAGGGTCAACGCCGCCGTATCAATAATACCGGTGTCGATATAATTCGCGGAGGTGAACACCGCCGAGGCGGCATTGTAGGTCGGCGTGCCGGTGACGGTGGCGTCGGCGCCGCCGGGCGCCCAGTTCTTCCGGCTGGCGGCCGCGTCGCCGCCGAGCAGATACCAGCCGAGCAGGCCGTCCACGATCGGCGGGGTATAGACCATGCTGCCGATGTTCTTGGCAAAGGTCTCGCCGGCGAGCTGGATGAAAAGCGCCATGACGGTTTCGCTCCGGGATCAGGTGATGGGGGCTTCGAGGATCGGCGACCAGGCATGCAGCTTCAGCGCCAGCCCGCCGGGATCGTAGGGATCGACGATGTCGCCCCGATTGTCGCGCAGGCAGGTGCGCGCGCCGGTGAGACGGCCGCTGTTGGAGGCGCCGCGGAATCCGATCTGCAGCATGCAGCCGGTCGCCGGGATGGCAGAGGCGCATTCAAAGCGCACGCGGTCGCGCCCCACCAGCTCCGGCCGCTGTAGCAGCGCGATGTCGGCCCCGGCGGTGTTGTCGCGGATGACCAGACCGTAATTGCCGGGATCGACCACCTGAGTGGTGTCGAACACCAGCCGGCTGCCGGGGAAGCGGAAGCGCACGGTGAGGATATTGCCCTGGCGCACGATCTCGGCGACGCGGAAATCCTCGCGCGGCTTGTCGTCGATGCGCAGGCGCTTGGCGATATAGGCGTGATAGGCGCCGAGCCAGATGTACGACGTGGCGGTGAGGTGAACCTCGTCGTGGAAATCCATGAAATAGGTCGGGGTGGAGAGCACAAGGTTGGAGTCCTCGTCGCAGGCCTCCAGCTGCGCCAGCGCGATCTCCGGATAAGGCTTGGCATAGAAAATATGCGAGCAGACCTGCGCCACCGGCATCAGCACCGGCGGGTTGTTCGGCACGTCGGTGGCGATCGCGCTCTGGAAATCCGTCCGCAGCGTCTTGATCGCCGGCTTGTAGACCGCCTTTGTTGTCGCCAAGGCGACATCCTGCTCGCCTTGCATGAGATTCAAATATCCCACGCAATAGGTGCGGCGCATCGCCGCCGCCTTTTGCGCGGCGTAATGCACATGCGCCACCGCGCGGTCGAAATAGGCCGTGCCTTGGGAAAGCTGCGCGATCGACTGGCCGGGCTCGCCGGCGGCGCTGGCCATGAATTGCGTGCCGGTGCCCCAGGCAGTGAGGCCGTTTTCCGCCGCGGCCAATTCCATGATCGTGTCGGTGAAGCCGATCAGCCCGGTCTCGCGGGTCATTTCCACAAACGGCACCAGCGGCCCGGCATAGGCCACCGCCGGGTCGGCGGAAAAGGTCTGCGGCAACGTGCCGTTGGTGAAGGTCAGCGCAGTGAAGCGCTGCGCCAGCGAGGCCGGCAGGCTGGTCCAGCCGATCGAGAGGCTCTGTCCGTAATTCAAGGCGTGGACGATGTCGTGCGAGAACTTGGCGGCCGGACGCGGCCGGTCGGTGATGCCCGCCGCCTCCACCTTGCCGCTGCCGCGCCGGATACCAAAGCTGACGCTGTTGTTGATGCCGAGCGCGAAGGCCCAGACGTCGTTCTGCACCACGCTGAGCTTGTGGGTGCCGATGCGCAGGCCAACGCAGTGCAGCAGCAGGTCGCGGCCGAGCCCGACCGCGAGCTTGCCGAGGCTGTCCGCCACGCCCCAAAAGAACAGGCTGAAGGCCTGGCTGAATTGCATCCCGAAATCCGCGACCACATTGATCCTTGCAAAATTGATCGCGGTGGTGCCGAGGATGCCGCCGGGATTGGCGGAGCACACCCACAGCGTATTGGCGTTGAGCGTGCCCAAGGGGACGGCGACGATCGCGCCGGCGTGATCGTCGTAGCTGTCGAAATCGGGAGCGCGGGTCGCGGGCGTGGCCGCGCCGTTCCAGGTATAGATGCCGTTGTCGGCGGCGGCGGCCTGATCCTTGGCGAGGAACGTCTGCCCGGCGGACATCGCCACGCCGTCGATCGACGCGCCCGGCGCCGCCAGGTTGATCGGTGCCACGCTCGCAGCCCGCACCTGCGCGCGTTTGCCGAACAGCAAATCCTCGATATCGAATTCGCCGGCGGTGCCATTGGCCACATGCCGCCAAGTCTGCACCAGCGCGTCTTTGCTCACCTTGATCTGATAGGCCCCGCCTTCGGCGTAGCAGGTCACCCGTGCGCCGTCCGGCCAGGCGAATGGATTCCCCAGCGAGACCAGGCCATCCCGGTCGGCATAGACCGGCACCAGCGGCTGCCCGGGAATGTCCGCGCGCACTTCGACGGTGATGGCGGAAAGCGCGTTGCCGGCCTGATCCTGGGCCGCGAAATTGATCGCCGCGAAGGCCATTATATCCTCGGTCCTTGAATATCGACGCTGCCGATTTCGGTGACGAAGCTGTCGCCCTCGATCGCGGTGCCGGCAGCACCGCCGGCGCCGCCGGCCACACCGCCTGCACCGGCGACACCGCCCGCTCCGGCCGCGCCGCCGTCGCCGCCGCGGCGGCCGCTATTGTTGCCGTTGCCGCCGACGCCGGCCGCGTCCGCGCTGCCGTCGCCGCCCTTGGCGCCGCCGCCGCGCTTGGTGCCGCCCAGACCGGGTTTCTGGCCCTGCCCGCCGCCGCCGCCGCCGCCGGACGAGCCCGCATTATCGACGACGCTGACCGCCGCGCCGCCGCCACCGCCGCCGCCGCCGCCCCAGATTTTGCCGTCGCCGTCGAGATCGACCGCCACCCGCACCTTCAGCGCAGGGCCGCCGCCGGCGCCGGCGGTGGCGACGATATCGCTGGTGCCGCCATCGGCGTTGATATCCTTGAAGGCGCCGCGGCCGCCGCCGCCGCCCTTGCCCTCGATGCGCCCGCGCACCACGATGGTGAGCGCGATGCCGGCCGGCCAATCGCCGGTGTCGAAGGCGAAGCCACCGACCGCATTGGAGCCGACGATGACACCGGCATTGATCACGCAGGTCACTGCGATGCCCGCGGTAGGATCGGGATAGAGGATGTCGTGCTGCGCGCGCCAATTGAAGTTGTTGGTGGCGGTGTCGATAATGACGAAGCGGTTATTCGGGTCCCAACTGGCGCTGCCGGAGAACAGCATCTCTTCGGCATCGACCATGATCGTCGCCGGCCCCGGCTTCAGCCGCACGATCTGGATCGGGCTGACCGCCTCCGCGCCGGCGGCATCCTGTAGGCATTGCGCCGAAATCCGATAGCCGCCACCCAGCACCGGCGGCAGGCTCGACCGCATGACCGCGAAGCCGACCGAGCGCGGCGGGTCGCGGAAGCGCGCCAGCAGGATGGCGTTCAAGCGGGCAGCGCCGGCGCCGCCGAACTGCGGGATGAAACGCGCCTTCACGACCCTGATGGCGGCCGCGCCGTAATCGCTTTCCGCCGCGGCATCGACGGTTTCCAGCACCGAGCGGTAATTGTCGAGATCGTCGACCCGCTTGGTCGGATCGATCATGCCGTAATAAGTCTGCACCCGCGAGATGCGCTTGTCCGGCTGCTCCTTCACTTCCAGCGTCTCGGCGATGCGGTTGCGGGCGGTAAACAGATCGCTATCGGAGGCGACTTCGCGGATCACCCGCAGGCGGAGTTTCTGCGCGGTATCGTCCCACCAATGCGCCAGACCGGTCTGCTCGATCAGTTCCTCCACCAGCGTCTTGACCGGCGTCGGCTCCGGGATGGTGGCGGTATAGAGCTGCCCCAAAAACGATCCGGTTTCGAGCAGCCAGTCGTCGACCGGGATGAAGCCGGCCGGGACGCCGGCATAATCCTGCTCCAGGGCGCGGATGATGGCGGCCGCGTCCTGCGCGACGAAGCGCAAGACCACCTGGGCGCGGTCCTGCGCCTCGTGCGCCGCGGCCTGGGTGCCGAGCTGGCCGCGCACCAAAGTCAGAGCATCGGACGATTGTTCGTAGCCGACCGCGGGAAAGGCGAAAGCCGCCCCGCCGTAGCGCGCCACCCGCGAGATGCGGACATTGTCGATCCAGCCGTCCCAGCCGTCGGCGCTGGACTGGCCCAGCCCGATGCGCAGGATGGCGGAAAAATTCGGGATGGCGACCACGGCCGTGGCGCTGGCGACCACGGCCCCGGAGACGAACAGCGTCCAGACATTGCCGAAGCGCTCGACCGCGACATGCCGGTAGGCCGCCGTGGTGACCTGGCCGGCGGCGGACGCCAGCGCCAGCAATGTGGTTGTGCTGACAATGTCGAAATTGAGCGACCCATTGGCCTTCACATAGAGCCGCCAGCGCGCGGTGGTGCCGGCGGCATGGCTGACGATGTCATGCTCGGCGGTCAGGCTGCGCGGCTTGACGAAGCCGTCGATGGTGAAATTGCCGGCGAAGGTCCAGTCGTCGCTGTCGGCCGCGCTGAAGCCGTCTCCGGTGCCGTCGAGCTCGACCGACGCCGTGCCGATCTTGACCGCGCCGACGCCGGCGGCGAGCGCGGCGCCGCCGATCCGGGTCAGCGTCCGCGCAAAGCCGCTGCTGTCGACGGCGACGATGTCGCCATCGGCGCCGTCGAATTTAGCATAGAGTAGCGTGTTGGCGTCGTTGCCGGCGGCGGCGTCGCGGGTGAAACCCACGATCTCCTTGCCGCCGATGCAGAGATAGCCGGTCTGCGGATATTCGCCGTTGCCGATGCCGGCCGGCAGTAGGCTCGCCGCGGTCGCGGCGGCGGTGATGGCGACGGCGAGATGCCCGTTGGACAATGCGGGCGCCTGCGCGCGGTCGCTGTCCAAGAGCTTCAGCGGATCCTTGGCGATCAAGGTGAACAAGCCGGCAGCGGATGGGCCGTCGAAGGATTCCACCACATAATGCCGGGCTTCCATGGCGGCGAGCGCGTCGCCGAGAGCGCCCTGGTACCAGCGCACGCCGCGACCGCGCAAAAACGGCTGGCGCGCGCGGAACTTGCCGAACAGCGTGCCCTGCTCATAGGGATCGTAGGGCCGCTCCGCGGCGTATTTGTCGAAGCCGGCGCCGGTGTCGGAATGCTTATGGTCGCCCAGCACCACGGTGAGCACCGCGCGCTCGCCGAGGCCCTCTCCGAGCGAGACGCGGCCGGGCGCGCAATCGATCTCGCCTTCGATGCACGGGATGCAATCGATCGTGCGCGGCAGATAGTCGGCGTCGACGGCGAAGCGCAACGTGACCTCTTGCTCGCTGTAATGCGCGCGGTCCTGGCAGGTCGCCTTGGTGTTGAAGCATTTGGCAGCGCCGGTGACGCCGAGCGCAGCGGTGCACGGCGCCACGCCGTAGGTCAGCGCGCAAGTGGGGATGTCGAGCTCGACATAGCTCAGCGCCTTGGTCACGAAATACCCCGCATCTGCAACTCGATCTCGATCAGGTGGCTGGGATCGGACGGCACCGGCTGCGGATCGTTGATCAGCACGGCGAAGCCGGATTCACGCGGGTAGGTCTGCGGCCGCCAGCCGAAGAAGAACGGCCGCTCCTGCGCGGCCGCGAGGAAAGGCTCCATCTGCGCGCGATACCAATCCGGATCGAGCAGCATGAACTTGGCCGGCGCCTCGCGGTATTCGCCGATGACGATGCGGCCGAGGAAATCGCCGCTCTCGGCGCGGCCGTTCACCACGCTGGTCTTGCGGGCGAATTTCAGCGGGGTGTGATCGACATAGAGTCCGCGCTCCATCACCAGCAGTTTTCCGGCATAGAGCACGGCGGCGCGCGGCGGCGCGGCGCCCGGCTGCAGCCGCAGGATGATTTCGTACAGCGAGCGCGGCGCGAAGCGGAAGATCACCGGGGCATCGTCCGCCAGGATCGCCGGCTGCACGATCTCGACCGCGGCGGCGCCGGCGGAGGCGCGGCCTTCCACCGACAATGCGATCGCCGCGCTGCCGAAATTATGCCGCGCCACCGCGATATAATCGAGCGGCGCGGCCGCGTCGGTCAGCAGCGCGACGGTTTGCGCACCGGCATCGGCGCCGCGCCATTCCAGCGAGGTATTGGGATTGGCGAGATTGCCGACCGGGAAGCCCGCCGCCTCGGTGTCGGCGGTGAGCAGCCCGGCGCTGACGATGTTGTGCCATCCCACGATCGGGTTGTCGGCTCCGTAGACCTGGACCTCGGAGAGGACCAGGGTATTGGAAAGAACGATCATGCTAAGACAATCTCAGACGATAGCCGTCCGCGACCATGTCGTTGATGCCGTCCACGATTCCCCGCAGCCATTCGCGATCGAAGCCGCTGCGCGCTTTCACGTTCAGCGTAATCACGGCGGGTGGACCAGAACCGCCGCCGAGCGGCTCCGCGATGTCGGCTGACCGATATCTGGACAGATCTCCGCCCTGCGCGAAGCGAGGGATGGCGCCGGCGTTGATGGCTTCCAGCAGTCCATGGTTGTTACGCGCATCCTCAGCGTTGACGACGTATTCGCCGTTCGACAACCAGGACAGAATAGAATCCGAAGTGCCGGTGCCCTCGCCGGCAATCGCCCCGCCCGACGCCTTCCGCCCCACGCCGCCTACGTCGGCGCCCAACACCCCGGCCATGACCGATCCGCCGCCCGAGAAACCGAAGAGGAAGCCGCCGATGAGCCGGAATAGCGCCGCCTTGATGGTCATCGCGATCAGGTCGCGGACGATCGACTGCGCGAGCTTGCTAAACGCCTGTTTTGTATTTGCCGACCCGGTGGCGATGTCGGTGAGAGCATCCGCCGCGGAATCAAGTGAGCGCGTGGAGAAGCTGTCGAGCTGCTTGTGCAGATTTGTTACGTCGTCGATGGCCGTGGTCAGGCTCGGAAACCGGATTTGCTGGAGTCTCTGAGCATATTTTTCGGCTGACAGGTTACCCGTGTCGTGGAGCAGATTCGTCTCCGCGACTTTCAAGTTATATTGCTCTGTCGAGGACTTCAGTCCATCGATCACCTTGGCTGCCTGGTTGCGGAGCAACTCATCGTTGAGAAGCTGAAGCTCCGGCGATAGCTCGGAAACCGACGTGACCGCCGCGTGCCCCGCCGTTCCGAAAAGGTTCAGGCCCTGCGCCATTTCCGGGAAGCCGGGAGCCAGCGCCTTGAAGTCATCGTTCAAAATCCGCGTCTTGAAACTCAGATCCTCGATCGCCTTTTGGACATCAGGCGAGATCGGGTTGGGCGCCGGTGTAACGGTTAACGTTGCCGGCGCCGGAGGCGCGTTGCTCTCAGCCAGGATCAGGCTCCGGAATTTTGCTTCCGTGTCCTCGAGATCGTCCCGGTATTTTTCGAGGTTTTTTCTCTGCGCGGCCGTGCGGTCCTCGACCGGGACCGCTTCTATCCTGCTGATCTGATTGCGCAGATACACCAGGTCGGTATTGAGGATTTTTATTTTATCGGAGGCCGCGACCGAGGCTGTCAAAAGGCCCAGGACACCGCCGATGACTGCTCCCGGAACGCCGAAGGTGGCGCCGATGCGCATGCCCGCGAAAGCCGCGGTGATTTTCAGAACGTCTTCTTTATGCGACACCATCCAGGTTATGAGCTTGCCCAAGCTCTCGGCGATATTGCGGACGCCGTTCTGGAACTCCGCAGACGTGAATGTCGCCCGCAGATCCTTCATGGCAGGCAACGCGCCAACCGCGATGTTGACCCCGGCGACCTTCAGCGCGGTGCCAAGCCGGTCGAATTCATCATTGGCATCCGACGCCTGCTTTAGCGTCTCATCGCTGAGCACAAGACCCATGCGATGGGCTTCATCCGCCATCTTGGCGAGATAGGCCGAGCCTTGCACCAAGGTGGGCAATAGCTTCTGAGCGGACTTACCGAACAGATCGGTGGAAATTTGGGCGCGCTGCATCGGATCGGCGATACCGCCAATGCGATCCGCGATCAGGTTGAAAACCTGGTCGGTTTTCATCCGCCTGATCGATTCCATCGAAATACCGAGTTGCCCGAGAGCCCTCGATGTCTCGTTGACACCGAGCTGCGCTTCGCCGAGCCGCTTGCTGAGCTGCAGTAGCGTCCTGTCGAATTCTTCCGTGCTCACGCCGGCGATGCCGGCAGCGTAGCGCAGCTCCTGCAGCGCCCGGGCGCCTATCCCTATCATGTCGGCGGTTTCGCCGATGCTGTCGCCGAACTGCACGGAGCGCTTGATAAGCGAGATGAAAGCCCCGCCAGCGATGCCGATGGCAGCGTTGCGCAGGTTGAATATCTCACCGACAGCTTTGTTGGCGCTGTTCCGGAACGCCAGCATCCCACGCTGCATCTGCGCCGAAGCAGAATTGACGATAGACCTGATCCTGCCCATATCGGCTTCGATTTCGGCGGCGTTGGCCCGAACCGAAACCCGCAGCGCGCCGACTTCTTCTGCCATCCTCAGTGATCCAGCTTGTTGTTGCGGAGATCCGCGCCGCCGAAGCGCAAGTTGAGCGTTTCAACCACGCGCATTATTTCTTCAGGCGATTGGCGGCGAACGGAGCGACCTGTGGCGTCAAGTTTTCGCAGGTCGCTATTCAGGTCACCGCCGCCCAGCCGCGGTTTGCGCGCATACCAGGCGGCTTTGAACGCGGTAAAAAGATCGTGGCGATAGCGATTGCGATCCCTGTCCGACACGGCCTGGCAATAAAGCCGCGTGATATAAGGCGTAGAGTCCCAGAATTCTGACTCCCGCATACCGGCGGCGATCGAGTCTTCTAGTCCCGCCAGAACAAGATTTTTGCGAGCGCCGGCGGGAGGCGCCCCCGCGGAGGGTTTTGGTCCGGCAGCGCCGGCACCTCCCCCATCCCATGGAATGTCCGCTTCATACCGAGCGCGATCGCTTCAGTCGCCGAGACGATCGGCGGCGATGCGTCGATAACCATCTCCGCGGTCACCCCCGGCCAGGAGTTACGCAGACCGATCGCCAGCGTCTTGGCGAGAACCTGCAAATCGAGCGTACCGATAGCCTGGTTGATCCTAACATCGAACTCGGTGCCGAGGATTTCCTGCAAAAGCGCGATGCCGCTCCATCCGAACCAAAGGATATGCTTCTCACCCCCGATCCGGAACGGAACGTCGCCGCGATGACCATTTGCTGTACTCATGTCTTATAGCGAGCCAAGCGTTGGCTTGCCCGTCACCTTGATCGTGATCGCCACCGTCATTCGATCTTCGATCGGGATCGCATGGCCGAGGCCGGTGACAATCCCATTGAACAACCAATATGTCGCGCCGTCCGGGAACAGGAGCCGATAGGGCTGTTTGGTTTCGCTCTCGAAATCGGCGACCAGCAGAGCATGCGGATCGGTCGCGCCGGCGCTGGGAACCAGGGCGATGGTTTCGCTGATCTCGCCGGCGTCCTTCATTCCTGGAATGAATTCCTTGTAATTACCATCGCTCAACGAGTGGCTGGCATCGATCGCCGCTCTGGTCATGTCGGGACCAGAGATCTCGATAAGCTCACCCAGATCGGTAAAGACCGCGGGCGGCGTCTCCCGCTGAAGGCGCACGCCCTTGCCAATTTTCGCGGTGGTTTCGCCCATTTATCAATCCTCCAAAGGAAGTGAAGTGCGCCCAATGCGCCGTACAGTTGTTGTGACGGGATGGCGGCTATGCGCTGATCGTCTCTTCAAACCAGATCAAGTAGTCGCGGCTTACGCGGTATAACTTCGGCTCCGACTCGTACAAGGCGCGGCTGTTGTCGAGGAATATGCCCTGAATGGTGCTGTCGCCTACGGCCCCACAGTAGCCGTCCAGACGGATCCTGATCTTCTCGGCGACCAAGCAGGCCTCGGCGAAAGTCAAAGCCCACGCATCGATCTGAAAGCGCGAACCGCAAAGCTTCAGCGGCCCCTGCTGCGAGCTGTAGGGACGTTGCGCGCTTACCTCGAAATAGGTAACTGCGGGCAGCGCCGGATTTTGCGGGAGCTGCAGGGGATAGATGCGGGCGGCGCCAACATCGGCCGCCACCGACGCGTCCTCCAGCATCAGTGTGCGCAGGTCCGCGGCGATCGACATCAGCTTCCCGTGAAGAATTTGGTCTGAGACTTAGACAGTTTTCCGGACGCCGTGCGTTTACGCATCCGCGCGACCGCCTTCCTCAGGACGGACCAGATTTCATCGCGCATGATCCCCAGCACCTTGCCGGAATTGCCGTCCCATGCCGGGCGCATGAAGGGCTCCGGCGGCATGATGCCGACATATTTTCCAGACTTGTGGTAACGCGGACCAGTTCCGAATTCGACCAGATGCCCATGCGCGCCGCGGGGATAGGAAGGCCCCGCATAAACCGCCACGTCACCCTTCCTGGCGATTCTCTTTTGCCGCTTGGACAGCGCCGTCGAGATCACTAGGCTGTTGAGCAGACCGTAATCCTTGACAGACTGATGCAGCACCGTGGTCTTCGCACTGTCGAGAACAGGCTGCAGCGCTTTCTTGCCGGCAGCTTTCACAACGGCATCGGTCAGGGATTTGGGCAATTGGTCGAATAGAGCAGCCAGTTCAGCCCCACCGTCGACCTTGGTCATAAAAACATCGCGCCTAGCCATGGGTGATTGCCGTTTCGTTTCGCGCGCTGCAGTCGACCATGACACCTTCGCGGCGACCGAGTTCCCGCCGGTCCTGGATGTCGTATATGTTGCCATCAAAGACAATACGGTGCTTGGTCGTGACCGACTTCGTCAGATTTGACCACCGGAACTTGAACGAGCAGGCCGACTTGCCGATGAACTGCGAGGATTGAAACCGCTCCTGCCCGAAGTTCTCGATCTTCTGGGCCCATACCGTCGCCACGGTGATCCAGGACAAGACCTCTTCACCCGTTGCATTCTGGGTGACGGCCTGTTCCTGGATCTGAATGCGACGGTCGAGATCTCCGGCCTGCATCAGTTCGCAACGTTCGGGAACTGGATGTCGACCGTCAGGATGGAGACGGTTTTGGCCAAGCCCAGCAGGCAGACATATTCGCCTGATCCGACGTCCGCGACCGGACAGATGCCGCCAGCGGTATCGCTCAAGTAATAGGCCACGCCGGCTGTGAGCGTCGCGCCGATGGTGACATCGCCCGACTTCGCAATGGTGAGCGGCTGATCGAGCGCGGCACCGTTCAATGCAATACCTCGGGCCTGTCGCGCAGCGGCGGTGGCCGAGTTGCTGTCGGCCTTCATATATTTCCCTGTTGGAGGCGATTTATAGACCGGCTGCCCCGCGGTGATGGTTTCCCCCGCAAGGCCGCTTTCCTTTTCGGCATTTGAACCGGCAACAACGCTGGCAGCAGTCACGGAGAGGTCGGCCATGGCAGGCTCCTGGGGTTATAGCAGGGTTACGCGGCGTAGATGCGGTAGGGCGCCAGCAGCGCGTCGGCGCCGGCCGGCAGCAATTGCAGCGCGGCGGCGGTCTCCGCCACTTCGCCGCGATGCTCGTACAAATGCCCGACCATGAGCAGGATGGCGTGGCGGATCGGCGCCGGAACCTCGGCGCCGGCGCCGTAGCCGGCGTCGAAGCGCAGGCGCACGGATTCGGGCTGGCGGCGCGCGGCCGGCCAGGCCTTGCCATAGGCCAGCGCCAGGTAGGCCTGGCCGCGGCCGCCGGCGCCGATGACGCGGTAGTCGGCGGCATCCAGCAGCCGGTCGCTGCCGGCGGCGTCCGCGTAGGTCAGCGCGATCGGGCCGGCGGCGACCAGCGGCGGCAGCGGCAGCGCGATGAAATTGCAGCCGGCCGGAAACGCCTCGCAGCGCAGTTCCAGGGTCTGCCGCACCAGGGCGCGGCCGAGCCAGCCGTCCGGCCCGTCGAGCGCGGCGGTGGCGGCCGCGACCAGATGCGCGATCAGCGCGTCGTCCTCGCCGTGATCGACGCGCAGCTGCGCCTTGGCCTCGTCGAGCGAGACCGCCGGCACGGCCGGCGGGACGATCACGACGACGGAGCGCATGGCTATTTCTTGCCGGGCTTGGCGTCGGTTTTGGTGTCGGTTTTGGGCGCGGCGGCGCGCTTGCCGCCGGAGGGCGTATCGGGGCCTTCCACGCTGGAGGCGCCGCCGTCGGCGGCAGCAGCCACGGGAACGGAACGGGCGCGGCGGTCGCGGCCGGGCTTGGCGGATTGCGGCGGCGCGGCTTCCGCCTCCGGCCGCAGCACCGCGACATCGGCATCGATCGCCGCATCGCGGTGCACGGTCTCGGCCTTGGCGGCGCGCTCGAATTGCGACGGCGTCAGCGGGACGCGCTCGCCTTTGGCAACCCGCCTTTCGCCACCGTCGTCCCCCTTGAGGATGAATTCGGCGATGAAGGTACGCGTGATTTTCGTGGCCATGATGGTCTTCCTTTGAATGAACGGCGCGGCCGCACCGGATGGCTTACCCGCCGACGATCTGATCGACGGAGGCGGCGTTCTTCTTGCTGGCCAGGCCGGCGCGCGGCGCCAGGCCCAGCACCACCGCGGAAACCAGACTGGCCGCGGTCGCCACCGTGAGCGAAAGCCGCGCATGGCTGAAACCGCCGGCGACGTCGAGATCGACGGCGCGCAGATTGATCAGCGCCTGCTTGTTCGACTTGTCGGTGCCGGCCTGGGTCAGTTGCGTCAAGGCGCGGCCGGTGACGTCCTTGGCGGCGGTGCCGCTGACGTCCTTGGCCTGCTGCATCTTGGCGTCGACGGTGGCGGCGTTGCCAAGGGCGCCTGCCTGCACGACGGCAAGCAAGGCGCCGAAGGTCGACATCGGCAGCCAGGCCGTGGTGACGGTGCCGGCCGCCTGCGAGACCGGGCTGATCACGGCGAGCAAGGCGACCCGTTCGGTGCCACGAGAGGTGTTGAACATTGCAAATTCTCCAGGGAATGCGCGGGGGAAAAAGGGCTTACACCTTATGCAAACAGAAAAGCCCCGGACGCCGGAGCGCCGGGGCTTTTCGTCGTATTGGAAGGGCGCCCGGTTTTACGCCGGCACCTCGAGGGCGACGAAGGGCGCCACTTCGTAGCCGTTCTCTTCCTTGATCGGCCCCTGCAGCCAGGGTGAGCCGTCGACGTTCCAGAAGATCTTGATGATGGTCTTGTTTTCATTGAACAGGACGTGCTCGGAGGCGGCGACGAAGGGGCCGCTGCCGTCCTTGATCAGATAGTAGCTCCAGTCCCCCAGCAGCACGTCGCCGTAAGCACCAAGCGCGGGCGCCCGGTTGTTCCATTTGAGCGGATAGCCCAGCAGGGTGCCGGCGAAACCGTCGCGGGCATTGGCGATCCAGATGTTGTTGTTGTTCTCGTCCTTCAAGGTGGCGATCTGCGGCAGCACCGACTGCGGCACCGACCAGACCGGGGTGAGGCCGCGCATCAGGATGCGGGCCACCATGTTGACCAGGTCGAGATACTTGACCGCGTTGGCGGTCTGCCGGTTGACCTTGTAGACCGCCGCCGAATTCAACGCGCCGAGCGGCTTGGACACGCCGTCGCCGCGGATGAAGGCATAGTCCTCCGCCGCCGTCACCGCGCCGCGCAGCAGATTCTTGATAAAGGCATCCGCCGCCTGCCAGTTGCGCAGCAGCTTGTCGGTCACCTTCACCAGGCCGGCGACTTCCTGCGGGATCAGCGTGATCTCCAGCAGCTTGGCATCGGTCTCCGGCTTGGTCGCACCTTCACCGATCCACCTCACCTCGACGCCGCCGAACATATTGCCCGGATTGCCGCCGGACTGATCGAGCGCCGGCAGCGTCACGCCGGCGTCGGGCGGGTCTCCGGCCGGGATGACGTTGGCGCGCGGGCGGACGATGGCGTCCTGCGGCTGGACCAGCATGATCTCGGACCGGAACTGCGGCGGGATGGCAAAACCGCCGGAGGCGCCGGTGTCCATGCGCATTTCCGCGCGCAGCTCGCCGCCGGCGTTGTCGGCGCCCACGCCCTCGACGAAGTGCAGGCGCTGATCGTTGGGATTGAACCTTACGGCGTGCATGAACTGGCCGAGGCTTTCGAATTCGCGCGCGGCCTCCGGACCCTGCGGGCGCATGATGCCCTGCCGGCGCGCCGCCGCCGGGGTGACGGCGCCGAGATCCGCGGTGCTGCCCTGCAGCGCGGCCATGCGGTCGATGCGTTTGACCAGCGCGTCGAGCTCGGCCTTCTTGGCGTCATAGGCGGTCTGTTCCTCGGCGGAAAGATCGCGGTTTTCGTCTTCCGCGATCCTCAGCATGCCGCCCAGCTCGGCCACCAGCGTGGCGCGTTTTTCGCGCAGCGCATTCAAGGTGGTCGAAATGTCCGCCGCCGCGAAAGCAGCGACCGGACAGATATAGGGCGTCAGCTCGCGCAACGGATCGGACAGGCCGTGGCCGTGCAGGGGCGGAACGCCGAGCGGCAACAGGGCGGCGCAGACGAGCAGCGCGGCTACCGCCATAAGCAGGGCCGCTTTTCGCTGGATGGTCATATCGAAATCCTCATGACGTGAGCCGGCTCGACGACTGCGTCCGCGCGCGCCGGTATGCGGGCGGCCGCCTCTTCCGAATGGGGAAGGATTTGCTAATTCACAGCGCGCAGGCCGAGCGCGCGGCGCTCGCGCGCCGGCGCCAGCGCCTTGCGGCCGGGCGTGGGCGGCGGCTCCAGCGAGGCGCCGAAGCGCCGCAGGGTTTCATCCAGCGTGCCGATGCGGTCGATCATGCCGGCGGCGAGCGCGGCCGGCGCCAGCAGCATGCGGCCCTGGCCGTAATTTTCGCGCACGGCCGACAGCGTGGCCTTGCGGTTGCGCGCCAGCGCCGCCACGAAGGTGCCGTAGACCTCCTTGACCTGGGCCCGCTGGTATTCTTTCGCCGCGTCGGACAGCGGCAGGAAATTCGCGCCTTCGCCCTTGAATTCCGGCTCGCCGATCAGCGTCTTCTTGACGCCGGCTTTTTCCAGCGCGGCGCTGATGTCGTCGTGCACGCCGAAGACGCCGATGGAGCCGACCGAGCCGCTCGGCGTCAGCACGACCTCATCGGCCGCGGAGGCGATCCAATAGGCCGCGCTGGCGGCGGTGGCGTTGACATGCGCGACGATCGGCTTGCCGCCGCGGGCGGCGAAGATCTGCGCCGACAGCTCATCCGCGCCGGCGGCGGTGCCGCCCGGAGAGTCGACGTCGAGCACCACGGCCTTGACCTGGTCGTCAGCCATGGCCGCGCGCAGCATGGCGCCGAACTGCTCGCAGCTGGCGCCGCCGCCGCCGGAAATGTTGCCGACCAGGTTGAGCCGGTTGCCGATGACGCCGCGCAGCGGCAGGATGCCGATGGCGCCTTCGCGCTTGGCGACGGCCTGCTCCTCGCCCTTGCCGATGCGCGCCGCGATCTCCTCGGCGTTGAACTTGCCGCCGGCCGCCTGCATCGCCAGCAGGTCGAGCATCGCCTGCAGCTTTTCCGGCTGCATCGCCCACAGCTCGGACGCGGCGGCCAGCAATATGCGCGCGTATTTCATCAGGCGACCTCTTTCATCGGCGCGGCGGCGGCAGGCGACGGCAGCTCATCGCCGCCGTCCATGCGGTCCTGCTCTTCCAGTTCGCGGACTTCGTTCTGCGTCATCCAGCCGCGGCCGCCGCCGGAGCCGAGCGCCTGCGAATAATAGGCGGCGCGGCCGGCCATATCGCCGCGCATGATCGCGTTCATGTTGTGCTTGACGTAAAGGCCGCGTTCACGCTCGGGGGACGTGAACAGCTTCCAGTTATATTCCTGCTCCCAGGCGCCGATCCAGGGGCTGATCGTTTGACGGACGAAGCCGATCATCAGCTGCTCGATGCCGGTGCCCCAGGCCGTGGTGCCTTGTTGGCTCTGCAGCAGCACCAGCGGCACGTCATACATGCGCGCGAACTCGGCGATCTGGAATTCGCGGCTGCCGATGAACTGCGCATCCTCGGGCGGAATGGTGGTCTGGATGAAGCGCATGCCTTCTTCCAGCACTTTCACCCGATGCGCATTGTCGAGGCCGCCTTGCTTCTCCAACCGCGCACCCGGGCTGTCCGGCGGAGCGTCCTCTTTCTTGCCGCCGAGATTCTGCATCGCCTGGCCGGACAGCTTGCCCGGATGCATCAGGAAGCCGCCGCTCTTGGCGTCGTTGGCGAAGAACTTGCCGCCGAATTTTTCCATCGCCAGCGCCATGCCGACCGCCTGGCGCGCCAGCGCGATCTGCGAGCGGCCGACATAGCCATCCTGCGAGAGATCCATGACGTGCAGAACGTTGTCGTGGTCGATCGGAAAGTTATGGCCATCAATGACGGTGTGATAGCGCAGCCTGCCGTTTTCGCGCTTCGGCGTGGTGTTCCACGGGAGCAACGGATACAGGCCGACCGCCTCGCCGCGGCCATTGCGCTCGATTTCGCAATAGCCATTACCCCACAGCAGCGCATGACCCTGAACGGTCTTGCGAAGTGTGCGCGACGACATAAAATCGTTCGGCCGCAAACCGAGACGGCCGGACAGCGGGTGCTGGGTGACCGCAACCGACCCGCCACCGGCCTGTTTCTCGAAAATACCAACCGGAAATTGGGCGAGCGGATTCGCAATCCGGTTCACGCAAGCATAGACAACCGGCAAATAGAGCGCGGAATGCTCCGATACATCCATGCCGGCATCGGTTTTGCCGCCGCCGATTATTCGCAGCAGCCAGTGGTTGGGATCGCCGACCGATTGCGACGCGCCCGCGGCCGCCGCCATGAGATTGAGCCAGTAGCCCATCGGATTCAAATCTCGATTTCCACGATGCCGCGTTGCTCGTAAACTGACGGGCCGTCCGCCGCCACCATCGCCAGCGCTTCGTCCATCACGCCGGCGACGATGCCGTCGATGGAATTCTTCTGGCCGGACTTTTTCTTCGCCGGCACGAAATTCATGTTTTCGTCGAAGCGCACGTGGCAGTGGCCGGCCATCCAGCGCGCGACCGGATGGCCGCCATGGCCGAGCTCGCCGGCATAAACCCGGCGCTCGAATTCGCGCGAGGCCTCGCCCAAAGTGCGGGTGCCAAAACGCATTTCGGTGAACAGGTCCTCCGGCAGCGCGGTGGCGTCGTCGCCGGCGGGCGGATTGACCAGCCGGTTATAAAATTCCTTCGCGCCCCAGGAGTCCCAGCCGATCTTGCTGACGTTGAAACGCTGGCAGTATTCGCGCGCCGCCTTCACCGCCCAATCGCCCGAGAACACGCCGCCCGGCACCTCCTCGATGGCGCCGGCGTCGCGCCAGCGGTCGAACGGCACCTGCTCGGCGCGCACGCGCTGCTCGATGGTTTCGGACGGCAGCCAGAACTTGAACAGGAACTTGGGATGCTCGCCGGCTTCGATCGGCTTGAAGCGCAGCACCATGGCGGCGAAATCGAACGACCAGGTGGAGTCGAAGGCGAGCACGCATTCGCGCCCGTCCAGCTCGTCGGTTTCCTGCCAGCGCTTCCACGCCTGCTTGTCGGGCGCGCAGGCATCCCACTTTTTCAGCGGCAGCCAGCGGGTCAGGTCCTCGACCCACTGATTCAAATGGTAGCGGCGGAACGCGGCCTCGCCCGATGGCGTCTGCGCCTTGGCGAATTCGCTGCGCAGGAACTGTAGCGTGGGCGATAGGCCGAGCGACGGATTGGCCTGCGCCCACACCTTTTCGTCGCGCCAGTCCGACTCATCAGCGGCCGCGAAAATCACAATCAGCGTGGTGGGATCCTCGATGCGGCCATCCAGGATGGCCAAGCTCTCATCCCACAATTCCTTGCCCACCAGCTGCGAGCGCAGACCCGCGGTTGAAGCGTAGAGCCGGGCCGGCTGCAGCGAGGTGCCTTCGCCCTGGCGCAGGGTGTCCGACAGCGTGCGGCTTGGCCATTCGTGCATTTCATCGCCGACCGTGACAGTGGGCGCGCGGCCATGCTTGCCTTTGACCTTGCCGGGCAGCAGCCGGAACGGCGATTTCAGCTTCTGGATCCAGAGCGTCTTGGAAAGAACTCGGACGTCCTGCGCCAGCGTCGGCGTATAGGCGACCATGTCGCCCATCTTGTCGAACACCTCGCGCGCCTGCGCTTCGTCATGCGCGAAGCAAAAACCCTGGCCGCGAACCTCGCCCTCGAGCGCCCAGAACAGCAGCGCCAGCGCGGCGAGAAATTCCGACTTGCCGTTCTTGCGCGGGATCCAGAGCCGCAGCTCCTGGAACAACCGGACATGCAGCGTGGTCGGCAGGCCGCTGTCTTCGTCGAGCACCTCGATCGGCCGCTTCCAGCCGACGAAGAGGCGGACGATCAACTCCTGCCAGAAAGCCAGACGGAACGGCTTGCCGGCGAAGCGCTTGGTGGTCAGGCAGAACGTGCGCGGCCACATCGCCACCACGGCATCGGCCTTGGCGGCGTCGAACCATGCGCCTTCCACCGCCGCCGCGCGCCGCCATTCGACGCGCGCCCAGGCATAGCCGTATTCATCCGCCGCGCGGGTGATCCACTCCGGTTCCGGATGCAAGCAGGCCGGGGTGCCGGCGGCGAGCGCGGCCGCCGACACGCGCGAGCGCTTTGCGGTTTTTGCTATCGCGGTCGCGGTTGCCGGGGCCATGCATCACTTCTGCTCGCTGATCAATTTGGTTTTCCAGGCGACGGCGTGTCGAGACGCGCGAGCGAGCCGACCATCGAATTCGCCTCATCGTCCGCCGGCGGCGCATGCGGCGTTGGCTGCTGCGGCTGCGAGCGCACGCGGCCGAACAGCGTTTCCTCGTCCGCGCGCATCGCGTGTTCGCGGATCAGCTTGTTGCGGTCGAGCGGCGTCAGGCCGTATTTTTCCGCCAGGTCGAGCATCATCTTGGCGGCGAAGTCGCGGCGGCTGACGGCGGGATTTTCCCGCAGCATGATTCCGGATTTGCCATCCTTGCCCTTGGCGATGGTCGGAACGCCGACCGAATAGCCCTTGTCGAGGATGTCGCGATTGGCCAGCACGAATTCGGCGGCGTAGATGCAGAACATCGCGAAGGTGTAGCGGTCGAGCGTGGTCAGCAAATGCAGCTTGTCGAGCCGCGGCGCGTATTCGCGCCAGATGATGGTGGCCGGCGCGAGCCGCTTGTCCTCGAGGAAAATCGGCAGCGCCTGGATGTCCGCGCCGGTGCCGGCCTGCGCGAGCAGTTGCGCGTCGCGGGCGGCGGCGCGTTCCATTTTCGCCAGCGCGATTTCGGTCTTGTTCTTCCGCTTGCCCGGAAAGCCCTTGGCCTTCTGGTCCCGCGGATCGTCAGCGCGCCGTCCCCGTGCCATGTGCTCCGTCCGTTGAAACACTGTGGGGAAATTCCCCACAGTGATGCGCGCGCCCCCCAAAAAAAACATTTCGCCGAATTTCGCGACCAAAAAAGAAGGGTTACACAACCGGTCCGGGGGGAAAACACGGCGACTTTTGCCCCCCCTCCCCCTCAGTGGTGCAACTACCCCCGCTCGCCACCGCCCAGCAGTTCGAGGGTCAAGGCGATGGCCGTCGCACTGTCGAGGCGCAGGTCAGCCATTGTCGCCTTGCCTTGCGCATACAGCAGCTCGAGCTTCTGCTTGACCACGTTGTGGTGCCAATCGCAGACCGCCTGCCAGTTGGCGCTATCCCAGAACAGCCCCGCCTCACCCTTGTGCGGGACCACGTGATCCACCGTGCTTGCCGCCTTGATGCGCCCGATGGCCTCGCATCCCAGGCAGAGCGGATGCTCCGCCTTGTAGGCCTTGGCGCCGCGGTCCCACGCCGCGCTATAGCCGCGCCGCCGCGCGCTGCCCCGGCGGCCGTCGTATTCCTTGACTTGTTGCGATGGCGCCGGCGCATGCCGCGCGCGGAACAGCTTGGGCCGCGCAGGCATCGACGCCCCCTACCTAAACGGCAACGGCCCCGGTGGATGCCGGGGCCGCTTGCGGAATTGCGCTGCCAAACGCGTGATTTGGCGCGTGATCGTGTCCGTGATTGAAAGCGTGATCGGCGGCGTGATCAAAGCTTTTCGATATCAGCGATAGACAGCTCGACGAGGTTTTGCCGCCCGAACAGAAAGACCCAGATACTGAGTCTCGCGCTCTGGTCAAGCTTGTCCACCGGAACGTCGGGGACGGTTTCCACGCTCCCGTTAAACCCGGCGAAGCTTCCATTGCGAATACGCACCTGCTCTCCCACCTCGTACATGAACTGTTTCAAAGAGACGCCGGCAACGATTTCGCCATTACGCTCGCGCGCCATCAATTCGTCGATTGCAACGTCGTCGATGTACGCGGGCTGTGGGACAGAACTTTCCCCATCGCAGATCAAACCCTGCACCCCCAGCAGCTTGAAAACCTCATGGCAGCGCGGGTCGCAAAGATCGAGCCGGAGGAACGGATAACGCGGAAATAGCGCCACCTCGACTGACCGCATGATCGGCACGCCGCTGTTGCGCTGGCTTGGTGCCAACAGCCGTTTCGGCGTCGCGCGCAGTTCAAGGCATTGCGGAATGTAAATATCCCAATCGCTGATCCGCTTCACAACATCTCTCACTTTGGCATCCGGCGCGCCAACACAATGCGCGGCATACCAATGTCTTCCCGCCAGCCCGCGCTTGGTCAGAATTTCAGTACGCACCACTTCCCACGGTCTCATTGATTTCGGCTTAGCGTGTTCTTCTTTGGTCTTGATCATTCACTGCCTCGTTTTTCCGGTACCGCGACACTGCGGGGAAATTCCCCACAGTGTTTCCGGGAGAGACCCGGGAGGATGAAAACGTCCGTTCAAGCAACCCTCCCGCTTCGTTTGCATCGGTAAAACCTGAGTCTTTGGAGTCACTTGGGATATTTGGGAGGATTGGGAGCTTGTTTCCAAGTGACCCTGTCGCGCGCCCCCGCGCGCATGCGTGAGTCCGCCATGAAAAAAGCTCCCAATCCGCCCACAGTCTCCCAATGTCAGCAAAATCAACGCACTGCACGCGCGGCCAGCCTCCCAAAACCGGGACCATGGGAGGATCAACCGATAAATTCATCACTCCCGTCACGCTCGCCAGCCGACGCATCGGCGGCAGAGCGCGGCCGCCCGCTGAGGTCGATGAAGTCGCTCTCCGCTCTGATCAGTTTGATGTCGAGCCAGAACATCACGCTCGACTTGTCTTTCTTGTAGCCGCGCTCGGTCATCGCATTGGCTAAGCCGCGGTGCTTCCATTCGGTGCCGCCATTGGCCTGCGCATGCGCGTTGAACACGGCCAGCAGCTTGCTCGACTGTACTTTCTCGCCGACCGCCGCCACCACGCAGGCTTCCAAGAAGCGGCCGAGCTGGTCGCTGTCGCGTCGATATTCCGCCGTCGCCTGTTCCACCTCGTCGGGAAACACCAGTCCGTGTTCCATCCAGTCGGAAAGGCCGTCCAGCATCCAGTTCAAGATGCCGGAGGCTTCGCCCCGCAGCTTCTTGGTCAGCATGCGGTCACGTTCTTCCTTCGGGATCATCACCAGCCACGGCACCAGCTTGATGCGGCTCCAGATGCCCTCGTCAGCGCCGCCGATCTTCGGGCGGTGATTGCCGGAAACCGTAAGTTTCATGATTGGGACGAAGCGGAACATCGGAAGATTGAGATTGCGCGCCTGGATCGGCTCGCCGCCGGTCACCAGCTTGATGAAGCCTTCGTCGAAGCTGACGCCCTTGTTCGGCTCTGACGTCCGCACCATGCGCGCGTTGTAAAGCAGAGCGCGCGCCGGCGTCGGCGCATTGGCGTTGGCTTCGCGGCCGCTCGCCAGGAAAGTTTCTATCGGCACGGTCTCGGCATAGTCGCCGCCGACATGCGAGGTGGAATCCTCAAACACGGATTTGCCGTTGCGGCCGCCGCCGATGAACAGCGCGATGCAATGCTCGCTGGCATCGCCGGTCATCGAATAGCCGCGCCATTGCTGCAGGAAGCGGCGCATTTTCTCCGGCGGCTGCACCCGCTTGAGGAAGGCGTCGAATTGCGGGCGCTCGGCATCGGGCTTGAACGCGACCGGCGCCAGCTTGGTGATGAGGTCGGCCGGGTCATGCGGCTTCAGCCGGATATAGTCGCCATAGGCCAGCCAGCTCTGCCAGTCGCCCTGCTCTTCGCTCCAGTCGCGCCGGCAGACCAGCGTGCCGTTGGCCACGTTGATCATCATCGGATCGGCGTCGAGCTCGGCGGTGTTGACGGTCAGGTAAGCCCCGGCGTTTTTTTCGATCGAGACGATCTTCGAATTGGCTTCGGACTTGCGGCCCCAGGCGGCGAGCCGCACCGACAGGCCATCCAACAGTTTGATGCGCGCCTTGGCCTTGGCCGCGGATTCCTTTTCGGCTTTTTTGTTTTGCGCGCCGGCGGCTTCCTTGGCGGCGGCGTGTTTCGGCTTTTGCTTCCCGCGCGCTCCCAGTCCCTGCATTTCCGCCGCCAGCGCCTTGGCCTCCAGCTGGATCGCACGGACAGTTTCATGCTCCGCCCGGCGCACCACCTGGTCGGCGCCATCGCGGCTCCAGCGCTGGCCGTCCCACCACAGCCAGCCGATGGCCTGGCACCACATCAGCTTCCCGCGCTGGCGCTCGACGAAGCGGTCGGCATTGCCGAGATCGGTCAGTGGAAAAAATCCGAGGCGGCGATTGAGCGCGTCCGTGCTTTCATTGGTCGCGCGCCCGCCCCTTTCGCCCCAACCACGCTGTCCACCACTTCCTCCCGTTTGGGAGCTTGCCGGTTGCTTACCCGCTGCAAGCGGGTCGGCATGCGAAAACGCAGAAGAATTGGGAGGGTCGGAGGAGCGGGAAGCAGCCGCGGCGGCGGTGGCGACGGCATCGGTCGGGGAGGCAGGAAAGGATCGGCCGCGCGGCTTCGCCGGCGCGCCATTTTTTTGCAAAGGGGAAGAGTCGGTGATCGCCGGCCGCAGCGGCGCCGCCGCGTCGTCCACGATGCGCAGGATCGCGGCGATGGCTTCCTGCCGGGTCATGCTCTTAGCGCCTCGCGCGCCATTAAGCCGTTCATGCCGCCTCGCGCAGTAGATCGTCGAAGTCGCCGCCGGCCGGTGCCCAGGCCGCGACGATCGCCAGCCCCGGCCGGGCGAAGCGCTGCGCCGCGCGCGCCAGCGTGCATTCGGTCAGGAAGCGGTCGGAGGTGGAATCGCCGAGCAGCACCAGGCGCTCGACGCTCGGCGGGATCTCGATCCCCGGCGCCGCCATGTCCGGAACGGGACCGCCGACGCGGCGCGCGCGCCCGGTCGGCGTCTTCAGCAGCGGATGCGCGACGGTGGCGGCGGCCTTGCCGCCGAGATTGCCCAGGTCGGCGGCGCTCCAGAAGCCGGCGCCGGCGAGATCGCGCCCGCCTTCGTGCATGGCCGTCCACACCGCCAGCACCTTCTCGATGCCTTCGCCCAGGATCAGCGCGCGCGCATCCTTGGTTTCGGTCAGGTCGATATGGCCGCCCTTCTTCGAGCCGCGCATCTTCTTGACCTGCAGCACGCCGCCGGTCTTCGGATCGACGATCACCGCTTTGCCTTTCGGCCGCGACAGATCCAGCCAGGTGCGGTGCACGCCCTTGAATTTTCCGCCGCGCTGGATGCAAGCCAGCAGCGCCGGCCCGGTATGGATCAGCCGCGCCTTCGGCCGGTCCTCGACGTAATAGCGCGCGCCGGGGTCGAAGCGCAGCCGCAGGTCGGGCGGGAAATCCAGCCCGCGCCGGCGCAGATAGTCTTCCGCGACGGTGCCGCCGATCGGCCGGCCGCCGCGCCAGATGTCCCAGGCCAAGCGGCGCTCGCGCTCGCGATATTCGTTATTCTCCGCCGCGCGCGCCGCCTGCAGCTCGGCGCGCGCTTCCTCGGCGCGCCTGACTTCCTCCGTATCCTGTGGCCGGGTGCCGCCCAGCCGCGCCACCGCTTCCAGGAAATCCAGGTTCTCCCGCAGCATGACCAACTTGATGACGTCGCCGCCGTCTTCGCAGGTCGCGCAGACCCAGCCATCCGCGTTGCATTCGAAGCTGGTGGAGTCCGCCGCCTTTTCGTTTTTGGAATGCAGCGGGCAGGGACCGATCAGGCCGAGCTTGCCGCCCTTGCGCAGCGCGACCCATTGGCCCGCCACTTTGTCGCAAGGATTGTCGCGCCGCAACGCGTCTAGCTGGTGTGGCGAGATCAGGCCGGTCATTATTCCTCGACCGGTTCGGCCAAAGGATCGTCCGTTTCGCTGACAATGAGGTAGCCCGTGCCAAGGCACACGTCGCACGTTGGCGGGTCCGGATAGAGACAACAGCAGCAGTCTTCGCCGCAGGTGCATTCGCCTTCGCGAAAGCCTCCGACGCAGTACCCACAATCCACCCGATAGCGCGCCATGCTCACTCCCCGTCATGCTCGATGTGTTGTTGTTCCGGGTCCGGCTCCTGCCGCGGCGACAACAGCATCCAGGGATGCGCCAGCACGGCAACGCGGATGATCGCCGGCGTGGTGTTGAAGGCGCGCGCCGCGGCCGCCACCGTGGGCGGCTTCTCTCCGGCTTGCATCCACGACCACACGCTCACAGCAATGGAAAGCTGCTCCTGGTGGATTCCCGCTTCCTCGGATTCATCCGAGAGAATTTCGGTGTAGAGCGCCATCGCTATTTCCCTTTCCCGTTGAGCCGGTCGCGCATCACCGGATCGCTGACGACGTGCTCAAACAGCCGCAGCAGCGCTTTCACCTCCGCCACCTCGCGCCGCGCCCAGCGCGGGTCGGCCGGCGCGCCCGCGCTGGGCGCGGCCACGCTTTGCAGCGAGCCTTCCGCCCGCGTCAGCAGGGTGATCAGCCGCTCGCGCATGCGCGCGAAGGTCATCGGCGCGCAGCCCGGCGCCGCCTCCTGCAGGCCCCATTGCAGCCCGCAGCGCTCGCAGATCATCAGCGCGTCGACCTGCGTGGCCTTGCAGGCCGCGGCGGCGGCGGGTGCCGGCTCCGTCGTATGGATCATCGGCGTCATTTCTTGCCGCCGGCAACGACTGAAAGATCAGGCGCCGCGCCATCGATCGGTGTGATTCCTTCGCACCCGCAACGCGGGCATGCCACGTCGCGCGAGGGATCATCGATCGGGATCAGGATTTCAATAATCGTTGCGCGGCGCTGGCAAAAAGGACACAGCCATATTTGCCTTCGCTCGATTAACTCGGCGATTGTCTCTTCTTTTTCGTCGCCCATCAGCTTCCCTCCGCGCGTGGCAGCGCGACGCCGCAGGCGGCGAACCAGTCGCGGATATGCGCGGCCAGCTTGTCCTGCCCGATCTCCAGCGACGTCGCCGGCATGCCGCCGTGCTGGCCGCCCGGCAGATACGACGCCCAGTAGAACTTCACGTTGCGGCCGCCGTGGTTCGGCCGCACCACGCCGCAATCGATCACGCCCACCCGCGCCACCACGCCGCCGCCCTGCGGCAGGAAGCGGATCGGCGCATGCGCGCGGCAATCGTCCGGCGCTTCCCCGTCCGGCGGCGCCGGCAAGGCGGCGAAGCGGCCGCTCATGACGCTGCCCTCGCGCCCGGCAGATCGATCGCCATCTGCAGCGCCTCATCGGCGTAGCCTTCGCTGCGCGCCAGACCCTGCATCCCGGCGTTGTTCATTGCGGTGCCGAACAGCACGCGCCGGAAGCCCGATCGTTGCGCGGCGGCGACAACGGCCCGCATCAGCCGCCGGCCGTATCCACAGCGCCGCCGCGGCGGAGCCACGTAGATGAGATCGAGCCAAACACGGCCATTGCCCATATCCCCAAAAACGGCGAAGCCGCAGATCAACCCGATCGAATCCTCCAGCCAGACAACAGCGTCATCGTGATCAAGCTCGCGGCGATCGGCGGGAACCCAGCCCTCGCTTTTTCCGCGCGAAAATATCGCCGCGATGCCCGCCTGTATCTTCGCAGGGGCTTCCTGCAGCGTCGCTGCCGTGTGTAGCGATGCCTCGTTGTTGTTCATGGTGTTTGTCCCGCTTCGTCCTCGAGGCGCATCAGCTGTCCGGAAATCTTGATCACGAGGTTGCTGCGGCCGAAGCCCACGCATTCGATCTGCGCGCTGACGACGCCGGCCAGCGGCGCGCCATCGACGAAGATGCGCAGCTCGCCCTTCGCCATCCGGCGCACGGTCAGCATGCGGTCGCCCCCCCCCCCGACTGTCGCGCGGCTTGCCGTCATGCCGGAATCCATTGATCGCGGCCCACGCTGCGCCCGGCGCCGCGCTGCAAGGTTTGCCGCACCTTCGCCTTCCAATTCGGATTACGCTTCGCCTTGGGATGATGCTGGAATGCGCGATAAAGATCGGCGACCGGCACAGGGCCGTCGTTGCTGCGCAGCCATTCCGCGACCACGGCACGCCAGCTCTTCGCCGCCTGGTCGTTTTCCAGCGCTCCGATCAGAACGAAGCGGGCAAAGTGCTGCGGTTCGAAAATCCCGCGCAATACAGGCTCGCCGCGCTTCGGCTCTGGAATATACCGGCAGTCGAATTGCTCCAAGACGTCGGCGTCGGCGAAGCCAAATGCCCACAGCACCACCGGAGCGCCGGAATTCGCGACCTTGCCAAAATATTTCGATTTTCGTTTCGTGATCGTGCAGGGGTTTCCATGCACGTCGCGGAATACCACCCTTCCGGCGAGCCAAAGCTTGGCGGAAGCATGGTCGAACAGTGGGCGAAACCAGCGCGTGTCGGTGCGGACGTGTAACAGCAAGACGCCGCGGCCATGCTCGATAATCTTGCTGATGAATTGACCGACGATCCGGGTATCGAATGGCGGATTCAGCCACGGGCGTTCGATGCCGTGTTTGCGCCAATCCATCGTCAGGCAGTTTTGCTGTTCGGTGATGTTGCGCTCGGTGCCGATATTCCATGGCCTCTGGGCGCCGGTCGCGGCGTCGGTATCGAAGCCGCCCAACGGTTCCCAGATATAGCGCGGCGTAAAGCGCGATTGATCGACGCCGACAATGCGCTGATGCGATCCCATCGTCATGCCGCCTCGCTTTCGTCGCGCGCGCGAAAGCATGGCGGCGGCAGCAGCAGCACCACGTCGCTCGGGATCAGGCCGGCCACGCTGTCCTCGTGGGGGCGCCAGCCGTTCCACAGCCAGACCGGCGCTTCCGGCGCCGGCACATAGAGCCCACGCGGGCGGTGGCGGGCGAGGCGGCTGATCATTCGGCCGCTTCCTGCGCCGCCGCCTTCGACGCCTTGGCGACATTGCCGCGCCGGCGCAGCGGCGGCGGCACCCCGCCGGCGAGCGCGACGACATCCTGCCAATGCTGACGGATGGCTTTCTCTTGCTCTTCGTAATGGCCGCCCCACGGCAGGCGGTTTTCGAATTTGCCGCAGGTGCAGGTCGCCACGCTTTGGCCGTCCGGATTGGTCATCGTGACCGGATGATCGAGCGAGGCCTCGCAGGCGGTGCAGATGCCGGCATCCCGCTCCGACCAGGCGCAGCCGCCCGGGCAGGCCTGGTCTTGGGTGCAGCCGCAGACCCGGCAGGATTTTGCCTTTTTTTCCCTCTCGCTTTTTTCTTCCCTCCCCCCTTGCGGGGGAGGGTCAGGGAGGGGGGTCGTTCCGGCCGCCGCCGCCAGCTCGAGCGCCGCGTCACGCGCTTCCGCCGGCGCGTGCTTACCGACCTGGTCGCCGTGGCAATCCCACAACGGGCCTTCGCCGCCGGTCGAGAAGATCGCGGCATACCGCGCCGCCGGCGTGACGCGCTCCACCAAGCGATAGAACTCTTCCGGCTTCTGCGAATTCGCCCGCCGCGGCGCCGGTAGGAACGTGGTCGGCGGGTCTTTCCCATAGACATCGATCAGCGGCTTGCCGCGCGTCAGCAGAATCACATGCTCGGTCTGGTCGCGCAGTACCTGGCCGCGACCGATCCTGTCCTTCTTCCAGGTCAGCATGGTGACCGGCTGACCCTTGGCATCGTCGTCGGCCTTGCCGCCGACAAGCGCGACATCGAAGCCCAGCGCGGCGATCACATGATGCGCGTAGCCTTTCACCAGATGATGGTTCGGCACATGCAGCCACACCGAGCAATCATCGGCGAGGATCGGAACGATCTGCTCGCGCGCGAACTTGCAGCAGGATTTGATCGACATTTCTGGATAAGGCCGGAAGCTGCGGCCGGCGGCGTCAATCGCCTCCTGCTCCTTCTCGCCTTCGGCCGGCCACGGAAAATCGACCGACACCGTTTTGTAGGGGCCTTGCATCGGCAGTGGCGGCGGCGCTTTGCGGAGCGCATCAGTCTGCTGCATCACCTTCAGCCGCTTATGCGGGCCGTCGACCCGGCCGCTCTTGTCCATGTCGGCTTTCAGCTTGCCGAATTTTTTCGGGTTCTGTTCCGCCGCCTCGACGATCTCCTCCGCCTTCGCCAGGGTCTTGCGGTCCTTGCCGACGAAGCGCGCGGCGTGGTCGGCGGCGCGGCCCTTGGCCTCCGCCTTCGCGGCCTTGCGCCCGGGCGCGGAGCCGCCGTGCTTGCGCTGGCGATCCTTCGCCAGCTTTTTCAGCTGCGCCTCGATATCGCGCTTGATGGCGACGGCTTCCGAGGGGGTGAAATCCTTGCGTTCGGCGTTCTCGTCCCGTTCGCCGGCGACGATGGAATCGATATCGACCACATGCACCGGGATCGGCTGCCGGGCGAAGCGCGAGCGCGCCCAGGCCTTCATGCGGCGGTCGCCGGCGATCAGCTTGTCGTGCCCGTCGATGACGATCGGCTGCAGCAGCGCGCCGCGGGCGTCGATCGAGCGCGCCAGGGCGGCGATATCGCCATAGTCTTTGCGATGCCGGCGCCCGACCTTGATCTGCGAAAGTTCGCGCGTGTCCTGGCCGAGCCGGCGGCGCGCCGCGGTTGCCAGATCCTCGCCCTTGCGCAGATCCAGCGGTCCGCCGAAGCCCGAGGTCGGGCCGGTGAGCATGAAAGTGGCGCGCGTGCGCTTGGCTTTGCTGGCGCGCGGCGCCGCCGCCGGCATCCGCCCGCCAAGGTGCTTGTCCTTGATCTTCGGACGATTGCTCGACGTCAGAGTCGCTTTGAAGGTCGGCGTGAACGCGAAGGCCTTTCGAGATTTTACTGTCCCGCGCGCGGGCTTCCTGTTCGTTTTTGCCTTCACCTTATGCGCCCGCTTCCCCTTCGCCGCTTTTTTCGTCATGACGCCCGCGCCCCTTCGCTCTGTGTGGATTTTTTCCGCCGCGGCCGCCGCTGCAGCCCCTCTGCCGCCGCGATCTTCGCGACCCGGCTGTAGGAAATGAGGAAGTCGTATGCGATGTCGAAATAGGGAATCTTGTCTTGCAGCGCCTGGCGGACCCGCGCGCGATCGCCGGCTGAGAGTCCGTCTATCGCCGCCGCGTGACGGGCGCGAACCTCAGGGTCCGCCATCGCCGCCGCGTGACGGGCGCGAACCTCAGGGTCCGCCATCGCCGCCGCGTGACGGGCGCGAACCTCAGGGTCCGCCATCGCCGCCGCGTGACGGGCGCGAACCTCAGGGTCCGCCATCGCAAGCTTCATCGCCGCGCTC